AAAGTAACAATCGCAGGTAAAACTACCACCGCAGGTAAAGCTGCTAAAGATTCTGAACCTACTAAGGGTTCTTCGGTATTTGGTAAAGGTGGAGGCTCAGTATTCGCTAAAACGGGTGGTGCATCTTCTAAATCTGATAAAGTAAATACAAATTGGATGGATAATTTGGATTCAATTGATGTATCTGATATTAAAGGTAAAGCTGACCCATCCGCAGATAGTTGGAAACATGATGACGTATTTGGTGCAACATTCAAAGACCCAAAAACAGGCAAAACAACTACGGTTGGAGATGCATACGATAGAGAAGATGATTCTCCAGCTTATCAAAAAGCATTTGCTTATGTATCACAATTTGACCCAGATGGTGAAGCTGTTATGGGAACAAAAGCATATGATGATTTACAAAAGAACGCAGCTCCTAAAGCTAATCTTCCAAAGAAAGCATCTCAATTAGATTATAATCATGCAAGTTCGATAGCAGATGTAGTAAACGCGGAATCGGGATTAGATGGATACGTTGACACTGATGATAATACAGATGCTATTATGTATCATGGAAAGCAAACGGGTATTGAACCAACTTACACATTGTATATTGGTGGCAACGATGATTATGGTAAACCTGATGAATTTAGAGTAAGTTTAGAATCTACATATGGTAATGACCCAGCTAAGTTAGCAGGTAAGTACGATAAATCTTTCAAATCAGGCGATGATGCTGTAAAATATATGACAGCTATTGCTAAGAAACATAAGAAAGAACTTCAAATGGATGATGGTGATAAAAACGAATCATCAAAACTAACATCAATGCTGAAAAAATATACAAAATAAATGACTCCAAATTTCGAAGAAATATTATTGGAATTAAGTTACAGAACTTCAACCGGAATAGTTGATTTAACTAACGAAGAACACTTAGATGAATTGGTTATCATCTTAGAAGAAAATCGTGTGTACAATTCTCAAGCAATTAATAGTTTGAGAGAAAAAGCTAAAACACCGGCTCAAATATCAAAAAAAGATGTTCTCAATAAAACAGTTAGAAATTCTGATACTAAACGAGATATTAAAGTATCAACTGCTCTAGCGTATAAGGATAATAAATCACCTGGCGCTCAATCTGCTTATACAAAAGCACTTGCACTTATAGGTACAAATGGTTATTCCGAAGATGATTTTGATATAGTAGATGATGAGACGCCTGAAGAGCCAAATTTGTGGCCTAATAAAAAGGATGACCCAAAATCTACAACCCCTTCTAATGTTAAGGTAACTGATGCCGAAAAACGATTAGATAAATCGGATAAGAAAGATGATAAAGGCTCTTTTAAAGATGCATTATTTTCAACAGCAAAAAAGAGTAATGATGCCGCAAGAGAAAAGTTTATCGATGATAAGAGAGTGGCTTCTCAAAAAGTATTAGCTAATTTAATAGATTCTTCTGGAAATATAAACTTACTAAGTGAACCAGGAGCAGGTGGTAAGCCCGTTAAAGTTAATGGAAAAGCCGCACAAAAGATTTTAGATAAAATATTTAAAGGAGAAAAATTATCAGCAGAAGAGGCTCAAAATTTCAATAAGGTTGGTAAACTTGTTACGAATATGGAGAGTGGTACTACTAAAATATATTTTGCTAAAAAATTCGTAGGTAGACATCCACAGCAAGGATATGATAGTATAATGATTGCTGAAAAGAATGTACCAATGGCTGATACTGTTAAAGATTTCGCATTAGCAAATAAATTAAATGTTGGAAAATCATCGGAGGGAGCAGTTGGAAAAAAAGTATTTACTCCAACTAAAGTGGCTCAATCTATAAATCCTAATGAACCAACTACCATTGTTAATATAGCTAAAACAAAAAAAGGGGTAAAAATAGGTGATATAGAGTTAACGTATAAAGCTATACCAAACGAAAAAGCATTAAGAGATTCGTATATTAAAGCTGGTATGAGCCCTGAAAAAGCAGCTCAACAGGCACTAAAAACATTATATCAAACTGAAGCATATAATGAACGAATAAATGATGTAGCAGATGCAGCATCAAAATCTACTCCTGCTGGAAAAATACCTATGACTAATTTTGGAGATGTTGCAACCCCAAAAGGTAGAAGAAAAACCATAAATACCATTATAGAAGGTAGTGTTAGAATGTTTGAGCAGGAATTAAATAAATATGCTGAAACTTTTGGTAAAGGTAATTTATTAGAAAAACCAGAAAATAAAAAAATATTCGATTCTTTAAATAAATTGAAAGAATTCAATTCTAAATATGATTTACAAACTAATCCAACAGCTAGAGAAGAATATAAAAAAGAATTAGATAGTTTATTGATGAATATGGCTAATTCAACAGACTTTCAAGATGCCGTAGCTGATTACGCTGAAATGAAAGCAGGATTACAATTTTTAGCAGAAGGTAAGCAGGTATATTTCCCAGCATCTGAAAATTTTCAAACCGCAGATATTATTGTATTACCTGATGAATTTAGTATAAAGCCAAAAAAGGGACAAACGCTTGAACAAGCTATTGCTGAAAATTTACAATTATATGAAGTTAGTGTAACATACGTTGGCGGATTGAGTGTTAAATATAAAGGTGGTGGTGGGTCTGCCAACTATAATAAAATTTTACAAACAAATTATAAAAATAAAGAAACTCAAAAAAGATTATTAGGTATTCAATCTATATACGGGTTGGTATATCCTAAAAATAAAAATGAGCAATTAAATATTCCAAATAGTTCAATAACTAAAACTAAAAGTGAATTAAACGATTTTATGAACTGGGCTATAAAAGCCGGTATTATGACTAAAGAGGAAGCTAAGCAATTAAATGTAGTTGGAACTAAAAAAGGAGATGCTATATTGGGTAAAGCATTGAAAGATGTTGCGAGGTGTAAAGGCTCTAATCGTAAAAACTTTGAAGAAGCTGTTAGAATGCACCACATAATGCAGCAAATGACAGCATTTGTTAATAACAGAGATGTAAAATACACCAGATATTCAAACTTTAATGAAGAAGTTTACCAAGATAAAAATGGTGTTTCTGTAAGAGTTATTGATGATATCGCAGATGGTGTAAGTAAACCTTGTTATATGAATCCTCACCACAATCCAGGATTTAGTACAACAGAAGATGAAACAACAGGTTGTGTTACCGGAACTCCTACAAATCAAAATCCATCACACATTGAATCATCACTTCCTAAAAACTTATTAAAGGCTTAATAAAACCCAAAAATGAATACACAACTTTTATGTTTGTTTACATATAGAGCAGAATTGGATATATCATTACAATTTGTAATACAAAGTTATGTCTTAATAAATCCGAATATCTTTATATTAGAAAATAGATTAAAGGAGGATGATTTATTTATTACATTTAATGTGGAGAAAGGTTCATCTCCAATCGATTCTCAATGGAAAACTATTTTAGTTCATAGAAAAAAGCAATCAAATACCATCTATACAATTAACGCCTTAAATGAAGTTATTAAATCTAAGACAGGTGGACAATTGGATAATTCATATCAATTAGATTGGGAAGATTATAGAAATTCTATAATTACCACATCGAACTACGGCTACAAAAAAATCCCTACAAAAGTTTTCAAAAGTTTAAATCTATCTGATTTTAAATAATAATACTTTTTAATTTGGAAATTCCGAATTAATTTATTATATTTGTTCTAATATAAAATAGAAACAAATAAAAATTAATCATGTCGGAAATCAAAGAACAAACTGCAATCGAATATTGCGAAGAAACCTATCCACAAACGTGCGAAGAATTCAAAAACATCTTAGATGAGATGTACACTACATTTTGCAAAAAGCAAAGAAACTATGGAACTGGAAATATTTCCGTAGGAACGGCACTCCAAACCAAGGAAGATATCAAATTATCATTAAGTGGGCTATGGTTCAGAAAGAATGATAAGATTCAACGATTGAAACAATTGGTAGTATTAGGTGCGCCGGATGAAGTGGGGGAATCAATCGAAGATACCTATCAAGACCTCGCAGTTTATTCAGTTATCTCTCAATTGGTGACTCGAAATAAATGGGCAAAATAATTTGGAAAATTAAAAAAATAGTTGTACATTTGATACAACAAAAGATAAAAAGGTTATATTTAGATATAGGTAATATCGATATACACCTAAACTTTAAAAACAATTATTAACTTTAAAACAAAAGAAAAATGGACATTTCATTAGCCTTGAAACGATTTAATTCGTTACAAAACACTTCCAAAAAATCAGATTCACTTTGGAAGCCAACACCGGGAAAACATCAAATTAGATTAGTTCCCTACAAGTTCAACAAAGACATCCCGTTTATTGAACTTTACTTTCACTACAACATTAATAACAAAACTTATCTATCTCCAATTTCGTTTGGTAGACCTGACCCTATTGTTGAGTTTGCAGAAAAACTTAAACGTACAGGCGATACCGATGATTGGAAAGCAGGTAAGAAAATGGAGCCAAAGTTGAGAACGTTCGCACCTGTTATTGTAAGAGGTAAAGAAAACGAAGGTGTTAAATTTTGGGGATTTGGTAAGACCGTTTACCAGGATATCTTAGGTTACATCGCTGACCCGGATTACGGAGATATCACAAACCCATTGAATGGTAGAGATATCGTATTGGAAATTGTTGCAGCTGAAGAATCAGGTACATCATATCCAACGACTACAATCCGTGTTAAGCCAGCTCAAACAAAGGTAGCTGATTCGCCGGAAGCAATTCAAACTATTTTGGAAAATCAAAAAGATATTACCGAAGTATATTCAGAATTATCTTATTCAGAATTAAAAGGTGTATTAGAAACTTGGTTAAACCCATCAGCAGTAGCATCTACTGATAGTGATAGTGTAGTTGAAGAATTAGAAGCTCCTAAACAAGCTCCTAAAGTAAAACCACAACCATCGGTAGATTTAGGTGGAACATCTGATATTAGTGGAGATTTGCCTTGGGAAACTGAAGCACCTGCCGCACCAAAAGCAGCAGCACCAAAAGATGATGTAGCATCGGCATTCGATGATTTATTCAACAACTAATTAAAAAAGTTACAATGGCCAAAAGAGAAGAAGACTTAGCGAGCATACTCGCTGACACTCTCAACAAACAAAATAAGGATGGTAAGATTGCCTATTTCTTAGATGATGATAGTACGGATGCACCTACTAACGTTAAAGATTGGTTATCTACCGGAAATGCAATGTTAGATGTTGCGATTTCAAATCGTCCTTATGGTGGTTTACCGGTTGGTCGTATTAGTGAGATTACGGGTTTAGAGCAGAGTGGAAAATCTCTGCTCTCCGCCCATCTCTTAGCAGAAACCCAAAAGAAGGGTGGTGTTGCAGTACTAATAGATACGGAAACCGCAGTAAGTAGAGAATTTTTAGAAGCAATCGGAGTAGATATCTCAAAACTACTTTACGTTTCAGTTGATACTGTTGAAGGTATTTTCGAAGCATGTGAAACAATTATTGAGAAAGTAAGAACGGGTGATAAAGATAGATTAGTTACAATCGTAGTCGATTCAGTAGCAGCAGCATCTTCTAAGAAAGAGATGGAAGCTGATTATGATAAAGATGGTTACGCAACTGATAAAGCTATTATCATTTCCAAAGCAATGAGAAAGATTACCAATATGATTGGTAGACAATCAATCGCTTTAGTATTCACAAATCAGTTAAGACAGAAAATGAACGCAATGTTTGGTGACCCTTGGACAACATCGGGTGGTAAAGCATTGGCATTTCATAGTTCAGTTAGATTGAGATTGAAGAGTATGGGGCAATTAAAAGTTGGTGATAGAATCGTTGGTATCAAAGTTCGTACGCAAGTTATTAAAAATAGAATGGGGCCACCATTAAGGTGTGCAGATTTTGATATCTTCTTTGATAGAGGTATCGACAACTACGGAGGTTGGTTAGCAGTTATGAAAGATGCTAAAATCTTAAAGCAAGCAGGAGCTTGGTATGAATACATTGATATTGATACAGGCGAAATTAGTAAATTCCAATCTAAAGACTTCACTAAGATGTTAGAGAACGAAGAACTAAAAGACCAAATCTATCGTAGGATTTGTGAGGCAACCATTTTACAATACAAAACAAATTCGGCAACGGATGAAGTTGAATCAACAACGGACGGAGCAAATGAGTCAGATTAATAA